AGGAAAGAGGGTCTTCTCATATGACCTTAAGAATGCCACCGACCGATTTCCAATGATCCTCCAAAGGTCAGTATTAACTGCCCTTTGGGGGGAGATTGGGGAGAAGGTCGGGAAGCTTCTAGTTGATCGGGATTTCAGAGTAAAGGGAGTCGAGAATCCTATAAGATGGGCTGTAGGTCAACCATTAGGAAGTTATTCCTCATGGCCCCTATTTACCTTAAGTCACCACTTAACCGTCCGCTTTGCGGCGGAAAGAGTTGGTAAGAAGAATTTTGAATCTTACCAATTGTTGGGTGATGACATCATCTTATGGGACGAAGCGGTTGCCGAATCCTACAAATCCTTAATGGACGAAATAGGTGTAACTATCTCTTCATCAAAGACGGTAGTTTCGAAAGATATCAACAATTCCGTCGGAGAATTCGCAAAGCGAATCTTCAAACATGGTGTTGAGATCTCACCACTCTCACCGACACTCCTTATGTTGTCAACATCGCTACTTGCGATGCCTTCAATCATAAGGGAAGTTTCGGAAAAGTGGCAGGTTGTGGAATCCCTCTCTGAACAGTTAGCTTTAGAGCTCTACGGTAAGAAGGGTAGAGAGATACTTAGTATCCTTATTGGCTGTGGCCACCTACTACGTGGAATGTTTCCACATCATTGGTGTCACCTTAGTTCCGACCCTGGCACCCTACTTAAAGGGCTAACCAGGTATTTGGACAAGGTCCAGGCCAAAACTCTCTTTAGTAGAAACCCAAATCATAAACCCATATTACATGGGGATCTGAAGAAGGAATTCTCCAAAGTGGGGTTAGTGGTTTCAGACTCACTATTATCTCCTGGCTACGATGGGGATGACCCGCATCCCATCGTCTTGGCTCTTGTTCCTATGAAAGAACAAGTCCGAGAACAATGGAATACTGAAAATAACTGGTTAACAACCAGCATTTTCGATTCCATGGCTACGAGGGCGGTCGTGGACCCTGGATTGCCACAGGCAATCAAAGATCAACGTCACGTTCGAGTTGAGGATCTATCACTATATTTCTATAATGATAAACGAGCAGTATTACAAAGGTTAGCACTCGAGTACTATTATAAAGTACTTAAGGCGGAAGAGAAATTACCGTCTATCGAGTGGACTATTGCAAGCTTTATGAAATCTATGGAAGACGATAAGAAGATGTCCTCCTTAGATAACAAAACATAAAGTTTGTGTTAGATTACTGACCGTGTTGGGTGGGTGAATCCCAGCATGTAGATAAGATACAAGGGACGCCTTAAGG